AGTAAAAAAGATAAGGAAAAATGTTTTGACTTTGCTAATAAAAAAATAAAAAACATAATAAAGGAGAGAGAAAATGAAAAAAGAATATATATTAGTTAATTTAGATAAATGTTTTTTAGATGGTAGTTGGGAAGAAGTGCAACAACCTAAACATTTAAAAAAATACTGTAACACAATTTTAAGCACACATAAAAGTTATTCAGAAACTATAAAAATTTTAAAAAAAGTGGGTTTTAAATGTTGCTTAAATTATGACAATAGTGAAAAACATGTTGATAGCTCTTATGGGGTGCATTTACTTGAAGAAATATTAACAGAAGATAGAAAAAAATTTGGCAAATCAACATTAAAAAAAATAATAAAGGAGAGAGAACATGGAACTAGCAATTAAATCTACAAAAAAAAGAGGTAAAAGAATATTTAGATATTCTTATTTTGGCTTAGATGGTAAAGTCAAATTTTTATCTCATAAAAATAAAAGTGTTTTAGAGTCTTTAGCAAAAGAAAAAGTTAAAGAGGTAGGGTTAGAAAAAACATCATCATCCCAAATATTTTTATCTGAAGCTTGGCAGCAATACTACAAAAGCCTTAATCAAAGAAAGCTAGACTTTAAAGATGGCAAGCAAGTTAAAAATATAGAACAAGGCACAATAGATGAGTACACTAGCCAATACCTAAATCACATTATTGCAAGACTAGGTAATATTGATTTAAGATTATTAAATAACGATAAACTAAATCAATTTGTATCTTATTTGGTTAATAATGAACATTTAGATAATGGTACTAGAAGAAAAATATTTAATGTTTTAACTAATATAATTCAGCACCAGGTTAATCCACCACAGCAAAAACTGTCTAAAAATATATGTAAAGACAAGGATTATATGGTAGCAGTACAAGTAGTTAAGTCTAAAAAGAAGCCAATAATAGACTTTAATACTTGGTCGTTAGATATGGTTGCTAATCTAGTTAGCGATATAAGTAATTATCAAGTTAAATTGTTGTGTCAGGTTATGCTTGAAACTGCTTGCAGACCTAGTGAAGCTAGAGCCTTAGATAGAAATAGTTTACAGTTTCATTTAAATATACCAAGTATTTTAATAGATAAAGCTGTAAAAAAAGGCAAAGTTATTGGCGGTACTAAAACAGAAAATGGCATAAGAACATTAACTATATCTACCAGTTTAAAAGATAAGTTAGTAGATTATGTAAATTCTCTACCACCAGAACAAGACCAGCTATTCCTTAATAGCAAAGGCAATTATATATGCGTAGAACAAATAATAAGCCATTTAGAGAGGGTATTGGCAAAGAATAAGCTACAACTACCCATAAAAAGAAAATCGTACTTTTTTAGGCATTATACCGCTACCTACTGGGCATATAGCAAAAAGCATAAAGGTAATGCTTTAGATTTGGCTAGGGATTTAGGAGATAAGGATATTAACTTTGTTAATGAGAACTACATAAAGCCATTTAAACAAAATGATAATGCAGAGGAAAATATGGATTATCAAAACAATAACTTTAATTGGAAGTAATTATTTATACCAATATTTATCGTAGTTCTCTTTATCATAAATAACTACTTGCCATTTAATTTTTTTATTAATGCTTCTTGAAGCATAATCTTTAGCATCCTTTTCAGTTTGAAATATCTCATTGGTGTAACTAATAAATTTTTCTTTTGGCTTATAAATTATAAAGTACATTTATTAGTTATTGTCTTTTATAATTACTTTAACAATTTTTTTTACAATTAAATTTTCATCAAGTAATAGTTTAGATTTTACATTTAATACTTTGCTAAATTCATCTAAAACTTCTAAGGATATTTTTCTACCACCATCAAGGTAGCGATAAAAACTACCTACTTTAAAATTAGATTTTTTTTGAATATCAATACACTTATAATCATTTGCTTTTATTATCTTAATAATATTATTTCTTACAATATCATTTAAAGTTCTTTTATTTTCCATAAAATTTACATTAAAAAGGGGTAGAAAGACTGATATCTACCCCTTACACACAACAAATAAAAGATAAGAGTTTACAAAGCTCTTATCAGTCGTTTTCACATATAATAATCACTTTAATTTAACCCTGTAACATTAGAGGGAGCTAAAGCTACATTAGGGTTTTTATCAGGTAGATTATTTTGACCTAATAAATCTGTGGCATCACTTGTAAAGTATTCAAGTGGCTTATTAAAAAACTTACTAATTTTTAAAAGTTTAATAGAAGATAAACCATTAAAACCTTTTTCGTATTTTTGTATTTGCTGGAATGTTACACCTATAGCTTTTGCTAATTCAGTTTGGGTACAGGGTTTAAGTTTATCTACAATTTCATAAGCTTTAAAATCTTTACCTTTATATTTTGGTACATGACTTTGAATCATTATAGTTCTATTTTTTCTAGCTTCTTTGATTTTTTTACCAATTGCTTGATTTAAGTTTGTATCTTCATCAGTTTTGTAATTGGATTTGTATGGTCTTTTTGACATATCTTTCTCTCCTTTTAATTTAAGCAAACTATCCCTACTAAGTTTATTTCAACTTCTAGTATTAATGCGAAAAATCTAATTAAGAACTAATTCTAAATTCTCTTTTTGATTCTTCTTCAAAAATTTTAGAACTTATCTCAGCAATCTTATTTTTCTTTTTCTGAACTAAGTCTTTAAACTTATTCATCTTTCTTGACTCCTCCTCTTGCTGAAGCTTTAAGTCCTGTATCTTTTTGGGATCCATCTTGCTCCTTTAGTTTATTTTTAATCTTGGTCATTTCTAATTTTAAATCCAAGATTTGAACCGAAGCCTTATCGCTAGGCTTATTTGATTCTGCTGCTAATTTAGCATTATCAAATTCTTCATCTATTTTTAGACTTGCATCATAGAAACTTGTTTTAATCACTTTACTCACTTTCTAAATTCCATTGTTGAATAGCTTTTATTCACTTTTAATAATGGAATTTTTTCTAGTTGTTTGTTGGTTAATTCTATATTTCGGTGTGCTTGTTTATTCTTATCTATTAAATTTAACTTAAATAATTCAGCTATAATTGCACCAGCTCTTGCTCTGCTGAACTTAAATTTTTCTGAAATTTCTTTATAGGTCGGTGAGTAATCGTTATGGTTTATAAAATGTTTAATAAATTTAAGTACATCTAATTTGATTTGGCTTAGATATATATGCCCATTACCATTTTTATTTCTTATTATCATTTCTATCCTTGAATAAATTTGTTACATTTGCTGGTGTATCTTGGAGGTCTGCTCCATCTTTTTTAAAAGTTTTTAGATAATTAATTAATTTTTTGATGTACCAATTAGCCTTTTCCAAATCCATTATAGCTTTGTCTAAAGTCTGACCTCCCTTACTACCAAAACGACACAAATATTTAAGTGCATTAAATCTAAGTCCGCCAATATTTTCCTCTGGAGTCATTTGACTCATAATGGCATCACAAGTTTCAATTGGTTTATTTTGATAGTGAGGGGGGTTTTTGCTTTCCATAACTAAAAGGGAGCTTTGTCAGCTTTCTCTTGTATCTCACTAATCTTTAATGAAATATCAGGTTGGTTTTCTTTTTTTTCTGTATTAAGCCATGCAGCTAAATTCTTTTTAACACCACCAATAGTTACATTACCTTGATAGTGAGGATATTTAACTCCAGCTTTATCTGTTTCTCTAGGCTCTCTTTTCCATAAAGCACCAGAATTGTCGTATTTATTATCTGCCATTTGTACCTCTGTTTTGTATTTGTGTTTTTAGTTTGTTGTATGCTGTATCAACTCTTAACTGTTCAATTGGATCGCCAGCTATTAGTATTAGGTCGGATTTGTACTCCTCTCTAATTGGAGTTAAATTTTTTTCAAAATATAATTGTGATTTAGAATGTTTAGCAACAGATGACATTTGTTCAATCCAATCATTAGCCAACAGTTTAACATTTTTTGAATTTGTTTTTGGTTTAGCAATTGGTTTAGCTTTTGGAAAAGGTACAGCATCATAACCATCTTCATTATCTAAACCAGTTCTTAAATTTAAAGCATTTAAAAAAGCATATTTTCTGGCATAGCTCATAGCATTACCAGAGCCAAATTTATCTAACTTACCCATCGCTGAACAACCAAGTATTTCAACATAGTGGCTTGGCTCATCAACATCGTAAATTTTCATGTTGCAAGTTATAAAAATAAAATTATCTTTTATGTCATTTTCATAAGTACAAAGTGGATATAGTTTATTTTTTCTTAAAGCTTCCATAGCAACTTTTTGTACTTCATCATGTTGCAAAGGATTAAAGTGCATACCTGGAACTTTATCTCCTTTAATTACTGGTGCAGCATCTTCACTAGCTTTATGTAATTTATTAAAAATATTTTTCATTGTTTTGCCTCTCTCAAATCATTTAACTGTTTTTGTAAATTGCCATTTATTTGTTTGTGTTCTTTTTCTAATTCTTCTACTTCTTTTAATCTTTTGTTTAGTCTTTCAATTTCATCCTCTTGTTTTAAAATTAATGAATTTTTATCTACAATTTTTTTTATTAATTCTTTAGTTTCTAAACTTTCATAATGTTTAATGAGTTGTTTAAAATTATTCATAGTAGCTTCTAAATCTTTTAATAATGTCAGGATCAATTCCTTTCCACCAAAAGCCATTTTTTCTAATTTCACTAAAGTCAGGTTTGCAGAGTAAAGCTAAAGTTTTAATATCACCATCAGCTAGTTCTAATTTCTTTTCCCAACACTTTTGATATAAAACTAATTCCTCATAATAATATTCTAAATTTTCAGGTCTAAGTTCCACACAGTTTTCAGGTGTAAATAAAACTCTATCGCTATCACTAGCATAAGTTAAGAATGGTTTATGTTTTGGCAGCAGTTTTGAATATAGTGCAATTTGCAAACAGTCTGAATGATATGGAACTTTTGGGCATTTTCTTTTTGAATAACTGTAGCCTGATTTAGTTTTGGTTAATGTACCAAACACATTTTTAATATCGCCAAAATTCGTACTACCAACTAAATCTACATAAGCTAAAAAATATGTACTTATTCCTTTTGCCCAATAAGTATATTCTATTTCAGCTTTCCAATCTTGCTTAGGC